ACGTGGGGCTTTGCTCGCCCTCATGGCGCATTGCCGATAACACCTGATCCTGAGTAATGAGGTACGGATACTTTGTACGGCCCTCGCTGATGTTCGGCGACTTCATGCCGTCAAAGCGTCGGCACATACCGCGTTCTGTTAGCCAATGCTGGTCTTCAATCGTTACGCTGCGCCAACCCTTTGTCGGTGTGCAGAAGCGTCCATGCGGATCAAACTTTGAGGCAGGGTTTCCGATGACCAACATCTTGAACTCGCGGCAACCCTTAGAAAGGTTCGTACACGCTTCGAAAGCCGCTTCGGGCGTATCCGTAGCTTCGTCGATAATAACCATCACACGTTCGGCGTGGATGCCCTGAATGTTGGCCACAGCCTTGGATGTGTTACCCTCGGCGACAGCGATAGCGGAAATCGAGTGTCGGTCGTCGCCTTTGATGGCTTGAAGACTCATCTTCGAATCGACCATGTTTCCGGGGAATCCTCGCGATTTCCGAACAAGATCCTGAAGATTGGCCCACATACGTTTTCGGATCATCTTTGCCGTTGTAGACGTGAGGACAACGGTTGTTTTGGAAGGGTTGGCCAACCACCAAACAGTCGCAAAAAGCGTCGCGCCAAAAGTCTTTCCGCTCGCACCGCAACCAGCCCATCCGACGTAGTCGTGTTCGCAAAGACCTTCGACTTGTGCTTCGAGCCACGGGTTCCAGCTCATCTTCGGCCATAACATTTTCGTGGCGTTACGAAAATGATCGAAAGTACCTAGTCCACCCTCGTTCGGTTGGAGCCGATTTCGGAATGCGTAGAGTTCCAGTTCTAGGTCTGGAATCTTGACGGGCGAACGAATCCCGTACTTGTGGTCGATCAATGGATGCTCTGACACTTGCTCTGGCATAGTTTGGCCTTGCATTAGTTCTCGCTGGACTTGACGGTCTGGCAAAGGAAAAATATGCCGTCGCAACTTGTTTCTTCAACCGGCTGTTGCCAGCCTTGCGATACCGTTCCGGTTGTCGTGAATGTCCCCGGACCACAGGGTTCTGCGGGTACTAACGGAACGAACGGCGCGAACGGCTTAAACGCGTTCACTTACACGACAGCGGCAGCTTTGGTTCCTCCACTTGGCGGATACGTTGTTGTTCAGGTTCAGGACAGCTCATTCCTTCCAGAGTCGATTGCGGGACAATTTTTCGTTTCTGTTCAAGGGTGCGGGTACATGCAGGTCGTAGACGTTGTTGGGTTGAGCGTAACTCTTGGAAATCCGGCTGCTGGCGTCTTGAGCATTCCGAATGCTATTCCGACCACTCCAATTTCAATCGGCGCGCTCATCACGCTTGCTGGAGCGATTGGTCCTCAAGGTCCGGCAGGAGCCGCTGGCGGAGCATCCTCCGCAGCGACATACATTGTTCGAACTCCCGACGCATCGGTTCCGAGTGCGACGGCGCTCAATTCGTTTTCATCTGGTTATCTCAAGACTCAAGGATCGAGCGGATCTGGATTTCTATCTACCGTCGCAACGGTTCCTGTCGGCGACATCAGCGGCGTGTTGCCGGTTGCAAAAGGTGGAACGAACGTCGCAACCGTACCTAGCAATGGCCAACTGCTCATTGGCAATGGTTCTGGATACACGCTGGCAAGCCTGACCGCAGGATCGAATATCACGATTACGCCGGGTGCAGGCACGATCAGCATTGCATCGACGGCCAGCGGAGCAGCGTTCAGCTACGTCACGTTTACGCGGAGGCTGACTGGCAACAACCTGATTGCAGCGGCAACAACTAAAAACCCATTCAGCCTTGGCGATTTTCCTTCTGGATCTTGGGCAGGAATAGATACCGCGTCTGGATTTACTGCTGCGACTGGTCGATTTACCGCTCCATTCACTGGGTATTATAAAATCGATGTTACTCTCAATCTTCTCGGAAATACTGGTGTTGCGAGCGTAATTGTGTTCTTGCGTAAAAATGGAATAACAAACGTTTTTCAGACTCAAGAGTTTAACGCTACAAACGCTTCTCCTCAAAGTTTGATTCCGGTTTCATTTTCTTACATCGATCAGGCCACTGTAATTACAGATTACTATGAGATATTGATTCAAACTACTGGATTTGGAGTAAATGTCGTAACTGGCTCCTCATTCTCCATCCAGCGGATTCAGGCTTAAGCCATGAGCGAACGCGCACCACGGCGGTACACGGATGGGTCTGTCACCTTTGAGGGTGGCGTTGACTCAGGTGTGATGCCGTCTGAAGTGGACAAGAATCAGGTGGCGTTTGCGGTCAATGCCAGCTTCCGGCAAAGCTTTGTTTCTCCTCGACCGGGTTTCATCCAAAAGGATTACCAAACATGCCTTTCGATTACCGCCGATAACACGCTCGTCACTTCGGACCAAACGAACGTCACGGCTGATGGATACTCAGAAGAATGCTACAGCTCAAGCGGACTGACCGGCGTATTCCAGTGTGCGCTCCCGTACATCGGCGACAACGGGGCTACGTTCATCCTGATGCTGATCAGTGGTAAAGTGTGGCTTTACGACTGCCTTCAAAACAGCGTTCAGAACCTTTCAGCTTCGCCCAATCTTGAGAATCCATCGAACATACTCGATGGCTGGATGGTTCAGGCGGAGAACTTTGTCGTCATTCAAGACGGTCAGAGCGCACCACTGATCTTCAACGGATCAAGCTTGCGCCGCGCAACTATCGACGAAATCAAATGCGGAAGAGTAATGGCCTACGTCAACGGACGTATCTGGTACGCGCTTCCGAATGGATTCTCATTTAGAGCAACCGACATCGTTTATGGAGATGGCACGCGAGCGAGCGTTCTCAAAGAAACCGAGAACACCTTCCTCAATGAAGGCGGAGACTTTGCGGTTCCGTCGGATTCAGGTGGCATCACAGCAATGGCCGTACCCGGCAATCCAGATACGTCGCTGGGGCAAGGACCGCTTCTCATCTTCACGCCACGATACGTTTTCAGCATAAACGCTCCGGTTGATCGTGATGTCTGGAAGAATCTGAACTATCCGATTCAGACCATTAGCTTGCTGACTAGTGGAGCGTTGGGTGCGCGTTCAGCCATCACGGTCAACGGTGATGTGTTTTATCGTGCAGTTGATGGTGTTCGCTCGTTCATTATCGCCAGACGTTCGTTCAACGATTGGGGAAATACCCCGATCAGCAACGAGGTTCTGAACATCATCGATAATGATCAGACCGATCTGCTGTGGGCCAGTTCTGCTGTCGTGTTCGACAATCGATTGCTGATGACGTCTCAGCCTCGGTATGATGCCGAAGGCGTCGTCCACAAGTCGTTGGTCGTTCTTGATTTTGATCTGATTACGTCGCTGCGGAAAAAGTTTCCTCCTGCGTGGGCTGGAATCTGGACCGGACTTGACGTGTTGCAGGTCTTGAAGACGGAGAGCGTTTACGGAGACAGATGCTTTTCGATTGCTCGCGGTGAAAACGGGACGATTCAGATTTGGGAAATCAGCAAGGGCGACAAGTTCGACAACAACATTGCTGATGGAAAGAAGGAGATTCAGTGGCTGGTTCATACTCGCGCCTACAACTTCGAGATTCCGTTTGGATTAAAGCGGCTTGATTCGGGCGACATCTTCATTGATTCGTTGGACGGAGACGTTTCTTTCAATGTCGAGTATCGACCCGACCAGTATCCCGGATGGATTGAATGGGCAGACTGGGCTGAATGCGCGACAACTTTGCAGTGCCAACCCGCTTGTCCTCTGGTCAATTTCCAGCCGCAGTATAGGCCGAAGATGCGCTTGCCGACTCCTTCGGATATCCCGTGCAATTCGAGCATTAGCACCCCGACTCGAAACATGTACGAGGTTCAAATGAGCCTGACAATTACGGGATATTGCCGCATCAAGAGCATCCGAGTTCACGCTTACGACGTTCAGGAACCTGCGGTGGGCGAGTGCCTTGTTTTCGAAGGATGCAAGACTCTTGATGCTTGCGACGTAAACCCATTCCTCTACACATCGGAATAGTATGCCAAACCTAACCCTAATCACGCTTACACCTCCAAGTCTTCCGGTGAGTTATTGTCCGTTGAACTACCAGAACTTGGCCAACGATATCATCGGAGGCACGCAAGCCGTTTTCAACAGCACGATTGGAAACTCGTTCTTCAATTTTGGACCGACGTTTCCGGCGATCAACAATCGGATTTATCCGTGGCTTGATGAAGCTGGACAGTGGTGGATTTACAGTCAGGGGGTCTGGCTTTATAAAAATCCGGTTGCAGCGAATGGTTATGATCGTCGCATCTTTGTTGGAACGACTACCGATCTTCTCTCGTACGACGGCGGTGATGGAACTGCTGTGGCAGGAGACACGTCAGGCCCGATGTGGATGGTTGATACGCTGTTTGATGCTCGATTCCCGGTCGGTGTTGGCGCTTTTGCGGCGAGTGGTGCGGTTGCTGTTCTGGGTACGGCTACATCCACTTCTGTCGTTGGCGAGGACAAGCACACGCTCACGCTGCCAGAATTAGCCGCTCATACGCACAATGTTGCGATTAAAGTGTTCGGTCATGGCGGGGAAGACGGGGACAGATCGGCTGCTGATGGCGGCACTACTTCCAACACGGTAACCAACAATACGACCGTATTTCCTACTTCAACCCTCGACCCTGATCTTGGCGCAAGCGCGGTCAGCGCAGGTGGCGATATCGCTCACAACAATCTGCCTCCGTTCTACGGCGTTTACTTCATCAAGCGAACGAACCGAATCTATTACACCAAATGAAGCTCATCGTTCAGGACATTCGCTCGACTATCGCTCGGGTTATCGGCACATGTGTCGATGATCAGCGCGTTTATGATTACATCAATCAAGCGTGTCGAAGGCTTCTACACAAGGGTCTGTGGGCTGGAGCGTACGGACGTTTCACGATTCACACCGTAGGCGGTTGCATCACTTGGCCGCGTCAGATTGAAACTA